GGCTATGGCTCTGGCTCTGGCTATGGCTCTGGCTCTGGCGATGGCTCTGGCTATGGCTCTGGCTCTGGCGATGGCTCTGGCTCTGGCTCTGGCTATGGCCCTGGCTCTGGCTCTGGCTATGGCTCTGGCGATGGCCCTGGCTCCTAAAGAATAACCACCTTTTTAACGGGAGAGACGAGGATGAAAATAACATGGAAGCCAGATGCAGATATCAGCCTTCAAAATAAGCTATTTTGGTATCTTGTTAAACCAGCGCTTTGGTACATAGATTTGTGTTCTAAGCTCTCAGGAAATGGAGAACAATATATTATAAATCTTCGTATTGGCGATGAAGCTCAATCAACAGATGTTTGAATAACCACCTTTTTAACGGGAGAGACGAGGATGAAAATAACAACCAAATTTAATTTCGGTGACTTAGTTGTGACACCGTTGAGTGCTAGACCAGCTAAAATAGTAGGCTTAGGCGCTTATGGTGAATACCATTTCTGGTATAATGTGTATATAGAATGGCCATTGCGAACAGAGAATAAATTTAAAGGGACCGAATGCAGGTTCGCAGAGGAAGATTTAGTAAAAGCATGACAACTCCCACCCAACACATAAAGGCCGCATATGAGGCTTTGGACAAAGCACTCGGGCGTTTACTTGATGCCGGGGATGAGAATATTGAATTCTTAGAAGAAGCCCTCTCCCACCGTGACGAAGTGCTGGCGGCAATAGAAACAATGCGGCAGGGATTATTCGACATAGCATACTATCCTATTCCGCCGAACGTAGATATTTATGATTGGAAGAAAGTTAGGCACAGAGCAATGTTAGCACTTCCCCAATCACCAGAGCAGGAAGAAAAGCCATGACCGTAGGCTATGAAGGGGAATAGGGGTATGATAGATAAAATAGCTGCTATCCTTGATCGCCGCGCTATGATGGTATGGCCTTGGGAAAACCCTAAAAGTGAATATTTTGGTAAAGATTATGTACCGAGACGCCCGTCCCCTAAGGCTATAGAAAAGCGCCGTAGAGCCGCTCGAAAGAAAGCACGGGAGATTTTAAAGTTATTTGAACAGAAGGACTAGCGCTATGGATGATGAACGCAGGGCGTTTGAGGAGTGGTATGACGGCAACTTTGAAAAGATGCACCCAGCATCCAAAGAGCGTTGCTGGTTCGCATGGTATTGTCGCGCCGCCCTACAGCCTGCGGTTGATACCGTCCAGCACGAAGCTAAAGACGGTGCGCGGTGTCCGTCGGCGGTTGCGCCAAAACATAGCTGGAAGGATGATTTATGAAAGAGCAAGTACCCTTCGTTTACGCCGCCTGGCGCGCGCGCATGGGCTGGAGTAAGCCCCAGGCTGCAGAAGCGTTGGGCGTGTCGCGCACACAGTATTGGAAATTGGAGAAGGCCGGCATGGGATCGCGCCTGGAAGGCTGGGCGGCGTACGGTATCGAGCAGTTTAAAATGCAGAATGGGGAACGAAGTGAATCTAATAACGCTTGACGTTCCACAGATATTATGGTCTAGAGTAATTATGTCTATTAAAAATACAAAGTTTAAATCACTAGCAGGTTTCTTTTCCCGGGTAGACTCTACGAGTCAGCCTAATGGGTGCTGGCTATGGATTGGGCCATTAAATAGTTCTGGGTATGGAAGTTTAAGTTGGGAGCAGGGTATCGTTGGGTCGCATGTTTTAGCATATGAGATTGAGTATGGCCCAGTACCAAAAGGCACATGCGTACTTCATAGGTGTGATGTGCGTTCTTGCTGTAGGCCCGAACATCTGTTTTTGGGTTCTAAAAGTGACAACTCTAAAGATGCTTGGGCTAAGGGTAGAAATTTTTACCAGTTACACCCAGAGTTGCGACCACGGGGTGCAAAACACACAAATGCTAAGCTAAACGCCGCACAGATAGTCGAGATAAGAGCGCGTTACAAAAGAGGGGAGCGTCAGATAGACATAGCAAAGGATTTTGGTGTTTCCCAGGGCACTATTTCGCATCTTATAGTTGGGAGAACTTACACATGCAACTAGTGTGCATCGATTTTGAAACTTTTTTTGACAAGGACTACACGTTATCGAAGATGACGACGGAGGCGTACGTCCGCGATCCGAGGTTTAAGGTGCATTGCTTGGGCGCGCGCCAGGATAAAACATTTGTTGTGCCTTTAATAAATAGGGATGATGATTTCTGCGGACGTTTAAATACAAGTGCAGTGCTTGCTCACCACGCCCAGTTCGACGGCCTGATCCTTTCGCACCATTATGGTATTCGCCCGGCTTTCTGGTTCGACACATTATCAATGGCCAGACTGGTCATGCCGCACGCCAAGTCACATAGTCTTGGCGCGCTGGCGCAAGCGCTGGATATAGGAAAGAAAGACATACCGTACGAAGATTTTAAGGGTGTTCAGGATTTAAACAGCATACCGGGGTTATACGAAAAAGTAGCCGCTGGGTGCGCAGCTGACGTGGAGTTGACCTATGTCGTCTTTAAAAAGTTATTACCATACGTGCCTGCTGAAGAGCTTCGCGTCATCGACCTCACCATACGGATGTTCACAGAGTCTTCCCTTAGGCTGGATAAGGATAGGCTCACAACGTATCTGCGGCAGACGCAAGCTGAAAAAGAAGACTTTCTACGACAGCTTGGTGTCACCAAGGCGGAACTTCAGTCCTCGGCCAAGTTTGCGGCACTGCTGGCACAGCTCGGGGTGGAGCCTCCTACAAAGCCAAGCCCTAGCAATCCGGGGGAGCAAATATTTGCGTTTTCCAAAACTGATGAAGGAATGAAAGGACTACTAGAACATGAAAACCAAACAATATCGGCTCTCGCAAGCGCGAGGCTTGGCCAGAAAAGCACTCTTGGCGAAACGCGCGCGCAGCGCCTATTGGGTATGGATTCACGGGGTGCGCTTCCCGTGTACCTTAACTACTGCGGGGCACATACAACTCGCTGGTCGGGTGGCGATGCTGTCAACTGGCAAAATTTTACTAGGGGGTCGGAAATACGCAAATCCATCCTGGCGCCGGAAGGTTACCAGTTGGTTGTGGTGGACTTATCTCAGATTGAGTGCCGTATACTCAACTGGCTTGCGGGCGAAACCGCTATTTTAGAAGCTTTTAAACAGGGAAGGGACTTATATGCTGAAGGAGCTACCCGATTTTACGGTCGAGAAATTACTCGCGCAGATAAAATCGAACGTCATCTTGGTAAAACTCTCGAGCTTGGATGCGGTTATGGAATGGGATGGGAAAATTTCCAGTATACGTGTCGACGGGGCGCGCTTGGAGGCGCACCAATTGAACTTACTGAAAGTGAATCTAAGGCAGCTGTTAAATCATATAGAGCAAGTCACCCTGCCGTGACGCAGTTATGGAAGGACGCCAATACTGTATTGCAGTGGCTACACGGCAATCTTGAAAACTGGGAGTATAGTTGGGGGCCGATGGAGATACATACCCCGCGTATTCTCCTACCTAATGGCGCGTATCTCGATTACTCAAACCTAACCGTAGTCGATAACGAATACGCCACTACTACACGCAAAGGCACGTCGAAGATGTACGGCGCGAAACTGGTAGAGAACGTCGTGCAGGCACTAAGCCGGGCAATACTATCCCAGGCGATGCTGAAGATTGCCCAGCGCTACCGGATCGCGCTTACTTGCCATGACGAGCTGGTCTACCTGGCAAAGACACAAGAAGCCCCTGAAGCACTGGTGTGGGGCTTAGAGGTGATGAAAACCCCGCCGTCATGGTGCGCCGGTATACCACTTGATGCGGAGGGTTCTTATGACGTTCGCTATTCTAAATAATTATTTTTCAACGCTGGTTGTCACCGCTTATACGGCTTTCTGGTCGGCGGTACCCTGGTCGTTTATCAGAGAAGATCGGGGGAAGAAATGAATAAAAATTACGATTATTGGCTTGTCGTATGGACATACGACAATGGAGAGGAAGTGTACGAACCTGTAGCTTTCCAGGTGGGGTTACAACCCCAACCGTGGTGTGAGGCACTCATAGAGCAAAGCAACAACACCCGCGATGCTCGACGTGGGCGTTTGCACAGTTACAAATTATACCGTTTAGAATTAAAATTATGAACCTCCCTCCATGGTCTTTCTCGATGCTGGATATGTTTTCTTCCTGCCCGAGGAAAGCTTTTCACAAATATCTGCTCAAAGAAAAAGAGCCGGAATCCGAAGCTATGCGAAAGGGTAATATCTTCGATAAGGCGATGGAAGCCCGGCTGAAGAACGGCACACCTCTGCCCGCTGAATACGCCACGTGGAATGATAAAGCCGCATCGGTGGCGTCGTTCTGCGAGAAAGGCGCCAAGCTGGCTACACAGATGAAGCTGGGCATAACCAAGGAGTTTAAACCGTGCGGCTTCTTCGATAAAGATGTATGGGGCCGCGGTGCGCTTGATGTCCTGATACTGAATTATCCGACCGCTATAGTGCTTGATTGGAAGACCGGGAAGAACAATGAGGGTAAACCATGGTATAATGGTGGCTTACAGCTTAAAATATTCACTGCGTTTGTGCTTAAACACCACCCTAAGATTGACAAAATCCTGGCGTTTAACGTGTATGAGAAGGAGTACGGCAAGCCACTTCAATTCACGCGCGACGACCAGAAAACGTTATGGCAGGAGATACTGCCAAAGATCATCAAAATTGAGGAAGCTTTTAAGAAGCAGGAATGGCTTCCTTGTAAGGGGCCATTGTGTAATTTCTGCTCCGTCATCACATGTAACTTTCATCCGGAGAAAAAATTATGATTACGTTTATACTAGGTGTAGCGGCGGGGGTTTTATTGACCTTCGTCGGTATTACGTTGTGGGTGGTATTTGGTTGGGGTAATCCCTTCGGGAAGTATTGATATGACGCCTGAAGGAAAAGTAAAAGCTGAAGTAAAAGAATACCTGAACTTATTAGGGTCGGACTGCTGGTACTACATGCCGGTCCCGATGGGTTATGGGAAGCGCGGCGTGCCGGATTTTGTATGTTGCATACGTGGACAATTCTATGGAATTGAATGTAAAGCCCCCGGCAAGCGAAGCGATTTAACTCCTTGGCAGAGTAAAGAACTGGACGCTATTCATGCCGCAGGGGGGTGTAGCGTCGTTATCGAAGCTGTAGACGGTATAAAGAAGTATTTCAATGCTCTACTCGGATAAACATAAAGTCATTCTCTATGACTCACCGGATGTTCAGCGCATCCTGGCGGTGATACCCGAGGCGCGACCAATCAATGGCCATGCCGTTGTAGTGCCACATGACCTGCGCAACATGCAGATTATGCGTTACCTAGGTTACCCAGCGTATAGCCCCATTCTTACGGACTATGACTGGCCGCGCAACCCGTTCAAGGTGCCTAACCCCTTCGCTCACCAGCTACAGATGTCAGCCTTTATGACACTTCACCCGCGCTGTTTTAACCTGTCAGAAATGCGTACCGGAAAAACGATGGCTACGCTATGGGCAGTGGACTACCTGATGAAGCTGGGGTATATCAAGAAAGCTCTTATATTATCTCCATTATCAACTATTTACAGGGTATGGGAAAATGAAATCAGAAATAATTTTCTTAGTCGCCGTGTGCACCGTGTCCTCTATGGCAGCCGGGATGAGCGTCTTCATGCTTTTGATAGCGGCGCAGATTTCTATGTTTGCAATCATGACGGTCTTGGGGTTGGTAGCAGCAAATCTAACCGTGGTATGGTTATCGGTGATCTCGCTGCTGCAATCAAACAAGACCCGGAACTTAACTGCGTCATCGTCGACGAAGGAAGCGTCTATAAAGACTCAGGAACCAACCGGTATAAAGTCCTTAGACAAGTCATATCCGATAAACCGTACGTTTATTGGCTCACAGGAACGCCCACCCCAGTAGAGCCGACCAATGCCTGGAGCCAGGCGCGCGCAGTGCGCAAGGATTATACCGAGAGTCAGGTGGCCTTTCGTGATCGGACCATGATGCGTATATCGCAGTTTAAATGGGTGCCCAAGCGTGAAGGGCCGCAGATCGCAGCACAAATATTACAACCAGCTATCCGCTTCACGCGTGCTGAGTGCTTCGGCAAAGAAACACCCCAGCTTGAGACGTACGATGTCGAGCTGTCGGCGCCGCAGAAGAAAGCCTACGAGCAGATGAAGCAGGAACTTCGCACTCAGGTCGGCGCTGGCGTCATCAACGCAGTCAATGAAGCGACACTGCGCACCAAACTATTGCAGATTGTCTGCGGCGCCGTGTACGGGCCGGACCATGAAGTGCACCGGATTGACTGCGCGCCGCGGCTGGAAGCGCTGGAAGATATTGTCTCGGAAGCGGCTAGAAAGATAATTGTTTTTGCCCCCTTGACAAGCGTGGTAAACCTGTTATACCATGAATTAAGTAAGCATTATACGGTGGAAAGGATAACCGGCAATGTTAGCGCGAAGAAAAGAAACGACGTGTTCCAGCGGTTCTGCGAGACAGACCACCCACGCATTATTGTTGCCGACCCTGGATGCATGGCGCATGGCCTTGATCTGTCAGCGGCTGACACTATTGTGTGGTTTGGCCCTACTGACAAGCCTGAGATATACCAGCAAGCCAACGCCCGCATCGAAGGGCCTAAGCAAAAAAACCAAATGCTTATTGTCAGACTTGCAGCGACCGCAATCGAGCGTGAAGCATATCGGAGACTTGACACTCGTGAAAAGATGCAGGGATTAATTTTAACCATGATAAAGGACGGATTGGTATGAGTTTTAGCATTGAAGAAATCATCGGCAAGTACGTCGAGCTGCGTGATCGCAAGGCCGCGCTGGCCAAACAGCACGACGAGGAAATGAAGCAGTTCACCGAGCCGATGCAAAACATCGAGAATTTCCTCATGCACCAGATGAACACGCTGGGTGTGAGCCAGCTAAAAGGTGAGACTGGGACAGCTTATAAGGCAGTCAGTACGTCGGTGCAGCTAAAAGAACCGGTAGAATTTAAATCGTTCGTGTTCGCGCCGGCAGCCGACGCAGTAATCAACCATTTGCGGTCGCTCGGTATTGACATACCACCTGTTGAGTCAACAAAAATATTTGAAATTATTTGCGACCTGCCGCGGTGGGATGTAGTAGACTTCCGAGCCTGCAAGAAGGGCATACAGGAATACCAGGAACACTCTAGCCAGGCGGTGCCCGGCGTGATGGTAAACTCAATCGCAACCGTCAATATCAGGAGATCTTAACATGAATAACGCACTTACCACTACGCACCTGCCGCAACATCTCGCAGTCCTGCGCCAGAACGCAGCGATGCAGTCCATCAACCAGGACGCCGTCAAAGGCATTGGCACTGGCTCATGGCCGCGCATCTCGCTAAAAGGTGGCCGGTTCCGCCTGCAAGACCCGCAAGGGCAGGAAATCGTCGTGCCGGATTACTTCCTCGACGTGGTGCTGGTCGCGGTCAATCCGCACGGCCTGTCAAAGATATGGTACTCTGGGTCGTACGATCCCGCCGGTGACGGTACCGCGCCGGGCTGTTACAGTGATAATGGCGTCGCGCCGTCATCGCGCGCAACGTCGCCACAATCAAGCACTTGCGCTGCTTGCCCGCATAACGTGTGGGGTTCCAAGATCACACCGTCGGGCGCGCAGGTTAAGGCGTGCGCCGACATCAAGAAAGTAGCTGTACTGCTAGCCAACAATACGTCGGGCCCAGTATTTGAGCTACGCATTCCTGCGGCGTCCCTCTCCAACTGGGGCGCGTATGTGCGGGGGCTGGACGCCGCAGGCATCCCCGCCGCGTCGGTGGTCACCCGTCTGCAATTTGATACCGCCGCCGACTACCCCAAGCTGGTATTTGGCACGCCTGTCCTGCAAGACGGCCAGTCACCGTACATTACGCCGGAAATGCTGGCTGATGTTATGGAAGTGCTAGGTAGCAACGAGGTTAAGCAGTGCACCGGCGAGGATGATAAGCCTCTACAGGCAGGAACTGCGCCCGTACAGCCAACGCCTCTCGGCCCACCGCGCGCGCCGATGGTAGCTGCCGCGCCTCCTCCCCTCCGCGCGCCGCACGTATCCGGCCCGCCGTTACCACCCACTTCAGTTGGTCCGACGCCTCCGCCCAACCCTGCGTTCCCGCACTCTGGTCGTATGCCGAGAGGGGATTTACCGCCAGCAACTCCACATATGTCACCGACGCAAGGGCTTAATTCGGGGCCTGTGAAGCGTACCCGCGGGCGCAAGTCAGCTGGCAACCCGGCGCAGGATCCTTTACCGCCATCGGGGTCCCATCTTGGAGGAGCTATGAACCCGCCTCCTTTCCTTCATAACATGCCGAATACTGCGCGTGATGCCTCAGCACCGGTAAGTGTGGCGGTGACAGATTCCGCTATGGATGATCTTTTAGCCCGGGCGATGCAGACATGATCAAGGATGATTTAGTCAAGGCATCGGATGAAGCTCAGTTTACGCAGCAGGACGTTGCTACGTGGCTGGAGTATGGCTTCTCGACAGTGCAGAACTGGATGAGTGGCAACCATGACCCGATGCCGGTCAAGCAGCATCATATTGCCAAACGATTAAAGTTACTCCGACGAGTGATGCAGCACGAGAAAGGTGGCCTTCCTGTGCCTCCTTCTATTACCCAGTATGAACGCAAAGCTTACATAGAAGGAATCCGGGACCGTGCACTTAAAGGAATTTTTGAGCCGGGTACTGCCAACTGATGGTTACAAATGCTGGGTCGAGATCACGCCAAGAAAAAGAGTTATCCAGGGATTTGTTACCACCACTGACGAACTCGCAGAAAAGCTACTCGAAATAGATTCGCGTGGCCGTGATGCCTATTTCGGCTGCGCGTCGTTCAAGACGCCAGATAATCGGCAAGGAGCCAATACTCTCGCGGCCAAGGCATTCTGGTTGGACATCGACGCTGGGGAAGGGAAACCATATGCTACCGCCGATGATGCAATTCAAGCATGTGACGCATTTTGCAATCGGCACAGCCTGCCTCTACCAGGTATCGTTCGGAGTGGAGGTGGTTGTCATGCTTACTGGATCCTTAGTAACAGCATTGACCGCGAGACATGGCTTGCAAACGCTGCTCACCTTAAACTACTTACAAACGCTTCGGGATTCTTTTGCGACCCATCGCGCACCGCCGACATCGCCTCCATCCTCCGTGCCCCTGGGACAAAAAATTATAAACTTTCCGTCCCCCGCCCTGTAGAAATTGATAGCGACGACGGTTGGGAGCCGGGTAATTTTTTAGGATTATTACAAGGTATAACTCCCCTATCGCCCCTCCAGACTGGCAGTTTGGCTATAAATTCTCAAGGTGGAATTACCGGTTTACCAAGCAACGTAGATTTATTAGCAGGTACGAGCAAAGCCTTCGATTCAACTAAAGGTGTTGAAGCGGGCAGGCGCGGCAGTACGCAGCTTAAATATGCCGGTGAACTAGTGGCCAAGGGGCATCCTGAGGAAGAAGTTATCCGCTTGTGCTTGGAATGGAACCAGCTATGCACACCACCGCAGGATGACAAGGAGGTAGTGCGCGTCGTACGCAGCGCATTCACCATGCACGCGCAGAAGCACCCGCCCGTACTGGCACCGGAAGAACTCCCAACATTGCCGGAGCTGCCCCACAATTTTAAGTGGGGGCCGCAGCAGCAACTACTGATAAAAGTTAAGGTAGCTCAGGACGACGGGAGCGAGAAGGAAGAGCTGAAAGTTGTATCGCCATACCCGGTGTACCTAGTTTCCATTATGAATAATGAAGGTGGCGCGCGTACTAACTCTTTCCTGTTCCGCCAATGGAGCGCGGTAGATGGCTGGAATGATTTCTCCATGAGTTCCGAGCAAATTAACTCGTCAGACTGGTATGCCCAGTGGGAAAAGAATGGTGGCAGTATCCACGCTGGCATGGATAAATATTTTAAAATCTACATAAGGGAGGCAATCATTATGTTGCGCGCGCAAGGGGAGACAACCCGGTATAGCCAGTTTGGCTGGAAAGAAAATGACAACGCTTTTCTGGTGGGCGATGTGCTGCTACGGAACTCCCAGCCGTCCAGGGCACACGGTACGGATAAGCTCGCAAACCTGATGCGCGGTATGGCGTTACCCAAAGAGGGGTCACTGGAAGAGTGGACAGCCACCGCGGACCAGTTTTTTGCGCCGGGGATGGAAGCCCACGGCTTCGCGTTGCTCTGCGGGTTCGCCGCGCCGCTGATCCATTTCTGTGCCGGTATGGGGGATGGTGGCGCTGTCTTATCGTTGATGAGTGAGGGCAGCGGCAATGGGAAGACTCCTATAACTGAGGCTATCTCTAGTATATGGGGCGACCTGTCCTCCACTATCATGAGTGCTAGCTCGACCGAGAACAGCTTAATGGAGTCGGTGGTGCGCCATTGCCATTTGCCCGTGATCCGTGAAGAAATGAGTAAGGGTGACCCGGTCATTGTTGCGGAAAATATAAAGCGGTTCACTGTGGGTATCGACCGCGAGCGCCTCAACAAAGATGGCGCGGCTAAAGGTATATCCGAGAGGTATCAAACATTGTTGATATGTGTGTCCAATTTATCACTTTACGAAACCGTAGCTATGGCTGACCAGGCGGCTTCGCGCCGCATATTTGAGATAGATGTGAAGCGTCCTGACAGTGAAATATTTGACAACCTGGGCGGGTTAACCCGTGAGATGATGCGTTGCCGGGCTTATGCGGGACGTAGATACGCACAGCTACTCACCGCCCCGGGTTATCGCCAGTACTTGATAGAACACTTGACCGGCACGTCTAAAGATAAAGCAGGCAGCGTTATTATGAAATACCGCGGCGTTCTAGAAACTTCGGCGGAGCATCGTTTTATTGTGTGGCTTCTAGCCGCGGCTGAAGTGGCAGGGCGAATAGTAGTTAACGATGGCATATTGCATTTCGACGTCGACCGGATAATGAATTGGGCAAAAGACCAAGCGTATGCCCGGGTACATGCTAAGGACGCCGACACTGCAGAGGGCAAACTGCAGCGCTTTCTTGGGGAAAATGTAGGCGGTATCCTGGTAGTGGCGGATGCGTTCACGCCAGGGAAGCCTTTACTCGTGCACACGGAACCTAAATACGCCTTGGTTGGCCGCGCCGAAATGAAGAGTAAGCTATTGTATATTTCCAGCGATGCCATGCGGCGCTGGTGCACAAAAAACAAATATCCTTTCCTCGGGCTGGGCAGGCACTTAGCAGAGCAAGGGATAATTCTCGAACGCAGTAAGCAGATTACGTTGGGCGCCGGCACTATGATCCCTTCGGCGCGTACCTATTGCTGGGAAATCGACCTCGACCACCCTTCAATGAGTGGCACCCTGCAACAGGTGGCTAGTAACGTCATTCCAATAACTGCGTAAATTGCAGTTGCTATTACTTGTACCTATGGTAAAGTGCGTAGCTAAGGGCGGGGTTATAATATCATTTTAATAGGGGGAACCTATGAAGTTTTCTAAATTAAAAGCGGCCATAATGGTCTCTTTCCTTAGCTTATGCCTCTTCGTAGGGTACCAAGCAAAGTCAGCTATACAGCTTGGCGGGTCGATATTCCCTCTTACTTATATATCCACCCCGAACATTAACACGACCGACGGTTTCAACCAAATGTTGTCGCTGCTCAACCAGCAGGTTGCGGCATTTCCTACTAACAAGCAAGGCGCAGCTTTCCAGACCGCGCCGGGGTTGAACCCACTTATCCAATTATCCTACGTCGATATACCGGCTGAAAATGGTTTGCTGTCTCAAGGTAACGGCGTTACTAACAATATCCTTGTTGCTCCTACTACGGGCGTAACTATCTTTCCGGTAGGTGGTGGCGTTTCTATGTTTGCTTCCGGAGCGGAGACAACTGGTACGGGTGTTACAATCCTTTGTAGCCCAAGCGGTAATAAAATTATGACCCCTCAGGCGGCTTACCTGTTGAACAATCTCGTTATTGGCGGGTTCTTTTCGACTACCGCGGCGGTCACTTCCGCAGGTAATATCCCACTTGCATCAGCCTTCACCGCCGGTTGTCTATCCGGCGACGGCGTAGTTGCGTCGGGTAACAGCTCAACTAATATGGGTACCATGACTGACCTGTTCATCAACTTTCCATACGTCACCTATACCGGTCGGTAATCGTGTACAGACTTGCGGGGGTCTTACACGCTATAGCACTAGCGACAGCATTGTGCGTCCAGTCATTACATAGCCTTCTTGCGGGGGCTTGGATTCCATTCTACGCTACTGGGTGTGCTATACTTCTGGCCGAGTTCAAATACGAGCCAAAAAGAAACCTCCTCTGGTGGGCGGCGTTAGCATGGGCAATAGCACTAACATGCTCAACTTTCCTTATTAAACCAGTTCTTTCCGGCGCAGCTTATTATGTATTGCTACTTCCATTGCCGACATTATTACTTTGCATGCACGAAAAAGCTCTGCATTGGTACATGCTTATTTTTAGTGCCGTCGTTATTCTTTATATCATAGGTGTCGACGGCCAGCTCCTGTTCGATGTCCACTACCATGGTTACGAAGCGGGTAATACGCGCACGTTGCATTCCTGGCCAGTGCTCGATCCCAACAATGCCGCAGCTATCATTTCGATTGCCGTCATCAGCTCATTATACGGCATGATGTACGTCAACACGGCGTGGGGCTGGTGGTTGTGGCCGACAGGACTTGCTTGGTACGCTACAGGAAGCCGGGGCGGTTTACTGGCCATTATGGTCGGGGTTTTTCTTTTACTATACCCTCGCATACGCCCGATGTTAGAACGGAAGCACTTACCTATATTAGCCATGCTAGCCTTTATAGGAGGTATAAGTATAAGCGTCATCGGGCTCCACCTCTCCCCGGAATTCTTTCAATCCGTTGGCTTCCGCGCCGATTTATGGATAACGACATGGCACATGATAGGTATGGAACCCTGGCGTGGTATAGGATTCGGGGAATTTTCCACTTACTATGCCCATTTAAGGAGCGAAGCCTATACCGCAGGATATTTCGCCCATAACGATCCCCTGCAATTCATCGCTGAGATGGGTATCCCGCTGGGGCTAGTGTTCTGGCTTATACCAATAGCTGTATGGCGCACAACAGGTAAAGAAAATTATCTCGCGGCTGTATTGTTTTTTGTTATAGTATTGCAATCCTTTATCGAGTTTCAACTTTATGTTCCAGCTATAAGTATGCTCACCGGCTTGATACTGACTTACCATCACATTAACCGGCCGAAAGGGAAGAAAAAATGTTTACCGACTTGATGGATGGTGAGTATGATGACTGCAATACGGACGCTACCGGAAGAATTATGCTGCTGCCTGCTAAGCCTACACCTGAGCAACTGGCTCGTGCTCGAGAAGCAACCCAGGGCGATGACCAATCGCTTTCCCCACCTGCTCATAAAGCTCCCTGAGCGCGTCGCTCTCCCGCTTCCTAAAGGCATTCTCATCAGCTTTAAGCCGGGCAGTAACGCCACTCACGGCCACATCCTTCTTTAATCCGACGACACGGATATAGTTAGGGTCGCTAGACGCAGGCGTCGGCATGTCCAGCACTTCCTCCATAACCTTAAGGCTCTTGCTGGCGACACGAGTGAGTAGCGCATGGTCTTGCTCTAATCGTAACTCATCCCGGTCGCGTATCCCATCGCTTGTAACTGGGGCAGTTGCTTCTTCAGGCGGTTCGATATATCGGTCCGGTACATTAAAGAATTGGGGATCTCGACTTTCTTGATAGCTTTGTACGCTGCCTTCTTCGCTTGCAATACGGTCTCCCCCGTCCCCGTTACCGTCATGATGTAATCGCCGGCGGTTACCAAACAGGGCTGCGTACTTATTGTCCCACCCTTCTTTATCGGTGCCGTGCCCAGCATCATCTGGCACGGGTGATAGTCCTGGTGGGGGACTAGGGGGACGTTGTAAACCGGTATCTCCTCCACGTCGCGCCCCGTCAGGCGGGAGTATGGGTAGTCCGGTATCGACAGCACTACGCCGACCGCTACTTCGTCTAACCGGCGGTTTCGCGCGTCCTTGCCGTTTGCCAGGTCCATTAGCCATTCGATTGAATCCCCTTCATGCAGCGCCTGCTGAATGTTCACTGTCGGGTAACCAAACCGGCAAGTAAACTCAAGCGGCCACGGCGTGCCCTTTTCATCTATAATACAGTTTACGTCAATATCCCCGATATGTCCAGTCTTGGCAAGGGCTTCCTCCAGTGGCGCAAGCACTTTCTTAGCCAGCGATGACTTGGCGACGTAGCGGATTACCGTACCCTGCTCACCGGTGGCAACCCCAAGGTCGTCGTTCATTAGCTTTTTAAATTCCCAGTTTTCTTCCCAGCCGCGGTTGAATCCGCCCGGGCCAAACCAGCTCGCCACGGCCATTTCTATACCGGGCGTGAACTCTTGGAGCATGAAGGGCGGTTTTAACTTACCCAGCTTTTTCCACCGCTCGAGCATAAATACCATATCCTGCGGGGATTTTGACACGTAAGAAAGTGCCTTGTCCGGGTTGTCGCCCGCGGGCTTAGACACAAAGCGCTGGTCTTGCTTCTTCACGTAGGCAATGGCCTTATCGTAGTTGTTAAACATGGTGTAGGGGAGCGTGTCGATGCCGTGGTCAGCGAAGATTTTCTGCCCGTATTCCCTGTCAATTTCCCATTTGGCGGATTCCTCGGTGGGGCCGATGACAACACAGCCGTCGCGCCGCCAGGCGTCGGCTTCCTTCATGTACAGGTTATTCTGCGACAGGATGATGATGTCCGCCCACTTCACAAACGGCCGGTACTCGCGGACTATCTTGGTCAGCCCCTTGCCAACTTTTGCGGTGTGTGGGGTATCCTTGATAAAGCGGCGCACGTCATGGCCATCGGTTACCGCGCGCCATGCGAGATCGGTCAGCTCGCCATCCTGGTCTATAAAAAGAACTTTCACTGCGTTACCATATTTTCTATAAGGTTACCATGCTTGTCGCGGCTTTTTAGTTGCGCTTTTACTGATTTTAAATCCTGCACGTCCGTCGGGAACTTAATACCAATCTGCTCCAGCCACAAATCTTCCGGCGTGATCTGGCCACTTTGCAGCTGGCGCATCTTAAACACCGGCCCAAGCTTACCCGACAGCTCGTTGGCATAATCAAATCCTACTTGGCTAGGCGATTCGCCCGGGATTGATATAGGCTTCGCTAAATACGGGCTTACGCCGTAGGCGGCCATGATGCCTTGCGTAGCATAGCCCGGAGATAGTAGCGACTGGACGTCCTGCCCCGGGGTGCGCTGTCCTTCGTATAACTTATCAGCCAGCTCTGGGAATACTTCATAGCCAAAATCGCTCATTACAGCGTCGGAATTGCCAGTGGCTTGCTGGATCCACGGATTGATGACGTGCTGGCCAAACTCATACAAAACGCCGATAGTTATAAGCTGGTCAAGGGAGTGGGGGTCTAGCTTGGCCGACCCCTTCAAAATATTGTACATCCCGTTTAACCGGCCATAAGCGTATTTGGGGAAATTAAGCCACGCTTGCCCCTGCAAAGCTTTCCCCATCCACCGCTTGTCACCTACGCGCGCAGGGGAGCGGTAATCCATAAACGTCTTGGCTATCTTCTCTGTCGCCTGCGCACGCGACAGCCCCTTCCGTTGGTAGCCGCGCTCTAATGTTTGCTGCAACACATCTTGCCAGGAGAAAGTTGCTTTATGTGACATTTTAGACACATAGCTGTAAAACTTGGCAGGGTCGTCAAACCCGAACTCTTTTGCAAATTGCGCAAAACCGCGCGGGTCTTGTCGCATCTTCACACCCATCAGGTCAAGAGTCATGTTCTGGAAGTCTTCACCCGCCGCGTCTAGTCCACGCATCGGCACGCCGGCGCGCGCCTGTTGCATGTTAAATTTATCCCGGGTAGCCACGGACTTAATGGATTTTAGCAGGTCAAACGTCGTCCCCGGTAAATCTTTAGCAAGCCCGCCTAACCCCTTCGTCACCAGAAAAGCGTTGTTCATATTAAAAGCGTGGTAGGGGTTCGCCCAGAAGGTTGTATTCAAAGCGAATCGGTTAATACGGTCAAGCCGGTCAAGGTCGCCCGCATCGAACTTGGCGTTATGTATAAAGTCTTCGATCTCTTCAGCGTAATGCGGCTCAAACCGGTAACCCTTAAATTCTGGTAGCCCGGGTATTTCACGCCAGTCAGACGGGACGTCGCCCCCTTTGGTGAACGGCGCACGTGCAATCAGGTTGAAATCCGGCGATGCCTTAACGTCGCGCAACATTTTAAGTGAGCGGATCGCGCGGCGCTGCTGCAATATATCCGTGCCGTAGGTGCCGAAGAAATTGTCGTGGTAGGCCACTTTACCGCCTGTAACGGATTCGATTTCCTTGCGCGTAGCCTCGACTAGGCGCGCGGGTTTACCGTCGGCCATAACTGGACTTTTTGAATCTTCGTCAAACCGGCCAAGCGGGTTACCCTTTTCTGAAGCGTCGAGGATATTTCCTTCGTCGTTGACATGGACAATCTGGCGTTTGCCATTATGGATGAGCGCCATCATGTTGCGCCCCTGGTAGGTGCCCGCCTTCGTAGACAGGCTGCGCCCACCTTCAGGAGGCCGCTCGGTAGTCTTTGTGCCGGTGAGCCTGTCCATAGGCGTGCCGACGCCTTTACGCTGCCTGATAGCCCCGCCCCTGCCTTCCTCCGGTGCAAAATATTTATCAGGTAGTTTATTCTGTTTGCGTAGCGCCGCCATCTCAGCCCGGTTGCGCTCAGACTCTTCAATCATCGGCTTGGCTGTACGGTCGAAAACCAGCTGTTCTTCGGAAGTGAGTGGCACGCCATTGGGGTCATCTACGTGGTCGAGGAACTTCTTCCCTACCTGTTGCGCCAGCCGGGGGTCTTTAAAGAATGGTTTGACGTTCTTCCCCATCCACTGCTGGAATTCTTTATAGTCGGCGCGCAGTCCACCGCGCTGTTGGTAAAGCCGGTCTGCCACACCTTTTACTAAACTACCAGGTTGGGTGGAAGCTACGTCCGTATCAGGGGAGAAGATTTTAGAGGGCTGCGGCGGAACTGGTGGTTTCTTCGCGGCTAATAAATCCTCGCTGTGCAGTTTCCCCGGTTCCATACCTTCTCCGGGTTTTACCTGCCCGGCTTTCTCTGCAATTTTTTCCCCTTCTTCCCGGCCAACAATCTTGCCCGTACCCGTTTGAAACTTCCTCTGTGCCTCCGGTACACCGGGCTGTATCTGCTCATGTGTAGCACCGCCAGCCTTAACCCCCTCCGGCGTAACGACGACAGGCTTCTCAATAACCGGCGGCTCACCGCGCAGCGGCTTCACCGGCGCGGGTTTCCCTCCGCGCGCAAGACCTATGGCCGATGCCACGTCGCCGGTGTCCTGCGCTATTTTCGGTATCTTTTCAGCGGGCACGCCCGCCTTCTCAGCCGCGAGTTTCTCCGTCGCTTCGCCTGCCGACCCCGCCAGCGATATTGCAGGGAACATGGATACTATATCGCCACCAATACGCGGTATATCCTCACCAGCTTGCTTTAGCCCCTGCTTCGTCTGAGCTAAGAATTCTTTCGTATTCTTTGGCACTGGTGGGCGCGGGCGCTCGCGCATTGCTTCGAGATCTTTTAGCGGGCGCATCTCGCGTTCGACGATAGGCTTAAACGGGGCGTAAGCATTGCTTAAGCCGGCGGAGATAGCTGACTTCCCAGTGAAGGGATTACCGCTGACGGGTGCTAATTTAAAGGGGTTGTGTCCAACCGGTTCGAGTTTTACACCCGGAACTTCTTCAGGATAAAGCTCACGCATTTTAGCGGCATTATCCGCCGACATTGGCTTTTCTTGGGGTGTGGCGAAGGGATTACCACTAACGGGTTGAAGTGAAAAAGGGTTACCTTCTACGGGTTGAAGCTGCGGCATTTATTCCCCGCCGGATGTATCCGCACCCGTGATTACTTTTGCAAATTTACCCGGCGAAGTCTCGACGTACCAATTACCATCGGGTGCTTTCTTAGCCCCCGGCGCAGGTGGTACTTCGGCTTTCCCTCCTGTGGAAGACCCGGCACCTTTAAAATTTCTAGGCGGCATCCCGACGTCTTTACGCTTATTCTGGATTGCATCCATGATTGCAGCTTCGCCATCAATAGCGTCCTGATAAGCCTTCTGGCCTTCGGTAGTCTTCATTGATTGAGGATTATTTCTAAAATTATTAGCCGTATTTGTATACGACGTGAGCATCCGGCCAAGGTCTACGCCGTCGGCTTTTCTAGCCTGCGCGGCAATGCTCTGGTACGCGCGACTGTCCCGGTGAGCCTCTTGGTATACTGTTTTTGCCATCGCGCTAGTGTCGCGCATACCTTGCTGCTCCAGCCGTGATTGCATCTGGCCGTATGGCCGCACGGTCTTCTCAGCATCCTGCCACGCGAGGAAGTCTTCCGGACCTTTATTCCCACCGCCGCCAAAAAATGCATTCATCATCTGTGGGTAGCTAAATGGATCGCCGCTGGGTGCCTGCTGCGCGCCCGGGCTGAATGGCATCACGGCAGGCAGTGGCGCACCGTTCGGCCCGGTCGTAGCGCCAGGGGGCATACCAGTGCCTCCCTGAGGTGGTAAGGGTGCGCCGTTGGGACCCGTGATAGCGCCGGGCGGCATTTGCATCGGCGTACCGGCATTAGCGCCCTGCTGCGGCATAGCTGCAAAACCGGGCTGCTGACCTTGCGCTTGCATCTGCGCCATGCGCTGCGCAGCAATCCGCATAGCCTGTTGTTGCTGCATGTATTGCTGTTGCTCCCGGATAGCCGGAAGCGCCATACCATAAGGGGCAAACTGTGATAGATTCATATGCTAACCCGTAGACAGCCAAGGCAGATTTACATTGCTGCCGTTGTTTGAGAAGTCCCACAGCGCGGGCGTTATACCAGAGCTAGATACCTGTGAAGGATTTGACCCGCCACCGAACAGGTTACCCGCGAGCGCGCCAAACTGACCACCCAAACCAGCAAGCCCTGCTGCGCCGGCAGAATTGTTCGCAAGGTTCTGCGCGCCGATATTGGACGATGTCTGGGCTGCGCTGTTGCCGTAGCCGAGGTATTGCAGGATGTCACCGATAGTGCTTTGAGCCCCCGTGGTCGGGCCGTATAGGCTCGCAAGGTATGAATTAAGCGCGGTGTTCTGGTTACCGAGCATACTCTGCTGAGCGCCGTAGGGTACAGACCCGGCTTGCTCAGTAGCGCCCGCGCCCGCCGACCCAATATTGCCGGCTTGTGTGAGCGTGCCCGCCGTGGCCCCAAGCGATTTGTCTAACCCGCTTAACCCGGATAGTGCGCGCTGAAGCTGCTGGTTCTGCCAGTCGATATTAAAATTTGTGTCCGCTTGCTGTACGTTACCTGCCGCCTGTTGGCCGGTGAGACCGTATTGCGCGTTGGACACGTTCGCCTGGTCGTTCGTCTTCTGGAGCATTTGGTTGTAGAGCGCACTCTGCGGGTCAAACGCCATATTGAAGGTCGAGTACGCCGCGGGAATAGCGCCGAGTCCCGCCGCGCTTAATGCGCCGGCGTTGCCCATGTTCATGTTACCGACCTGGCCATACTGGCCACCGGCAGTATTAGCAGCTTGTTGGTACCCACCCGCCTGCGGAGAGTTTATACCGCTTTGGAAAAGCTGCTGGAAGTAAGGTGCAAGCTGGGAGTACGGATTATTGCCTGCGGGGTTTACGAGATTAAAGTCGCTGCTTAGCATCCCCGTGATGTTGGTATTCTGGTCTGCAAGCTGGCCGGGGCTAGGGCCAAACATATTAGCATTGTACCCGCCGCCCCCACCTCCCCCGCCGCTTAATAAAGACCCACCTATACTAGCAGCGGCTGATGCAATCGCGCCCCAAGGCATATAGTTCTCCTAACGTTTACACCTATTAGTAGCGTAATTCCGAGGCTAGCGCCACTATTTTCTGGCGTTAAGTAGCGCGGCGATATGCGAGGGTATGCCCTTAGATAAGTCGAGCTGGATATTGGCGTCCTTCAGGCACCGCCACCACTTCACCGAAAACCGGCCAGTGCATAAGGTAGAGAGGCGATAACAAGTATTTAGGTCATTTAAGTCATCATAATTAATATGCAGCACACCGTCCACCGCGCGTAACTCCTCTAGTTTCTCGTTGAGCAGGTCAACATCTATGAGATGCGCTAGTCCTAACTTTTTGAGGCTACCCTTCACATCCTGCGGTTTTCGATGGATGCATACTGCACGCGCAAATGGCATAAGTTTTTGCATATCCCGCCAGTACATGACCAGCCCCGTATCTACGATGCCGCGGTTAGGCTGCATAAGATAATCAGCTATGGGGGGCAGCGCGAGGTACTCCGCCAAGGGGTCATGCTTACACACCCACTCTCCGTAGGTCAGAAATTTAGACAGCCAGACGGTACGCGACCGTGGCAGAGCGAAGATTATAAAGGGGGGGCGCTTCATCCTATATCCCAATCTACAGGGATGGGGAATTCTATATCAAGGCAGTAACCCTCGAATCCAGAAGGACAAAGATTTGCGCAGGCGGTTAAGGCGAGCAGTGCTGCAACTGCTGAAGCACAGCACGTTGCTGCTCGAAATAGTCTGGACATTTGCAGCACCCCGTTAGTAGCAGCAAAAGGCTAAGAGTTCGCAACACCATGCCGGATAGTCATGCTCAGCACAGCCGTCAGGATAAGCTGGCCGGTCTGCTGCGGCGTGGTATCGCCCGTGAGATAGGAAGCGACCGCGCCGAGAATCCCTAGCCCGGCGACGATGTACGTCTTCTTTCCGCTTAGGCTGTTCCACAGCGGCATATTAAGCCCCTGGAGCGATCTGTGCGGCAACTGCCGGGTCTATCGGTGCAGCTGCTGGAGCGGCCGGTATGGCAGCTTTAGCCTTCTGCAATGCTAGCTCAATCAACGTACGACCCTGTGACTCGATGAAAGGTAAGCCGTTGGCCACGACTTGCGTTTTAAAGACATCCAGAGCAGCCGTCATAGCCGCAGACCCGCCACCTGTTGCAGCGGCCGCACCTGCGGCAACACCTGCTTCAGCAGCGGCGATAAGGATCTGGCCGCCTTCGCTTTCAATAAGTGTGACGGCTGGCTTTAAAAAAGCCCAAACCGGACCGGAAAAGAAACCTTCGACATCGTCGCGTAGTTTTGTCCAGAGACTCATAAAACTCCCCCTTTAGTTAACGTCTTTAAAAAATGTAAGTTTTCCAATTGTAACAGTTTTCGTAGCTGAGTCAACCCAATCCGGATCGCACACATTCAAATTGGCGTAATGTGTAGCCCCCCGTACAATATCATCCTGCGGCGCTTCGCCAAGAGCCTCATTCACACAACCCCGGCATTGTACCAGTATAAGGTTGTTCTCATCTACCCGGAACATCTGGGAATAATTAGGGTCAAATACATTCCAGCAAGAAAACTGGCCATACTTATTACCCGCAGCGTGCATGGCGCAGCATTCTGCCAATGTCTCCCCGGAAAACCATTTACCTGCTTTATGACGGTTTACCATCGCAGCAGCGACGCCGAGCTGGGTAGTACGACTTTCTCCGCGCGCTTCACCGTACACAGTACGCGCCATTATTTCTATATCAAAATCACTAGCGTCAGTGGCCATCTCTCCCTCGCATCCATTGCTTTAAATCCTGTATATTAGAGGCGATATCGTCAACTTTTTGTTCTGTGCGTGCAGCAGTTTGCTGGATATCATTTGTAGCTTGTTCTTGCTTATCCTGCCTAGAATTAATAGTTGCAAACTGCGTCTCGTGCTGTGCTAATTTATCAGTGATATTTGCCCATGCGACACCGCCAATAAAAATAGACGTAACCATCATGATTACTATGTCAAGGTGCCTACCGAATTGTTTCCAAACTTTTTGCATACAACTATTGTATTACATATTCTGTGACCGCAACAAATCCTGTACCGCCGGCACCGCCGGTTTTTCCTACTCCTGCCGCCGCTTCTACAGCACCGCCGCCGCCACCGCCCGTATTTGTTACGCCATTATTCCCATTTGATGCCGCTGCACCCGTCAATCCTGCCGCTCCGCCGCCAATAGATGAGGACCCGCCTGCCCCAGAAAATGACTGTAAAGCAGTATTACCATTCGTCGCACCGCCACCTGCCGCCCCCGTCCCGTTAAAATCCCCCCCACTGGCGTTTTGTCCTGCGCCGCCTGCTGCTGAAGCGTTATTCCCTCCTTGGCCGCCTAGCCCGCCTAGACAAGTGACAAGTGACCCTACCGAGCTAGTACCCCCCGTACCACCTGTCCCACCCGAATTAGATCCAGCTGTCCCGCTACCACCAATAGTAACCGCCTGCGATGCTCCTATAGTCGCTGCTGAAGCAATAAGTTTAGATTCGCTACCGGCAGCACCGCCGCCTCCAGCGGAACCTGATGACGTGCTCACTCCTCCACCGCCGCCTCCCCCGCCGATACACCATAATTCAGCATAAACCATTCCAGTCGACGGTGTATAAGTACCCGTCGAAGTAAATATTTGACGTTTTACCGTAATGATAGCTTTTAAAGCGGAAGAATTAAATGCTGTCACCGTCACGTCGGTAGGAAACGCCGCACTTCCCGTATTATTCATTTTTATTGTGTTAGCGTTCATCTTTGCCAATGACGCATTGGCAATAACACTAGGATTTATAAGGTCAAAAAACGTACCATCAAAATAGAATACATACGCGTTTCCAGTAACTATCTCACCTCCTACTAAAGCCGTTAATCCTCCGCCGTTCTCAACCCGTACCGCTGTCGCTGCAAGGCCATTTACTGCCAAGGTTGTTGCGCCGGTATTGGTAAAGCCAGCTATGCCGGTAACAATATTGCCTGCCGTCAAAGCAAAATTTGATGGTACCACCGTTGCTAGCGTCTGCGCGTTTCCAGACCCCCCAGTCGTCCCACCCACATAAATGGATGCTCCACCGAGCGAAGGCGCGAGAGGAATTGTCAACCCGGTCAGTGAGGTTATATCATTATTTGCGCCATTATGAGCGCCGTTCGTATTGGTGTTATTGACTATCTGATTAAAGTTAGCCATCACCTGTGTGGCGTCAGCAAGCGAACCGTTGGTTAGATTGTAGGGGAGAGAGTTGACAATAGTAGCGCTAGCCGTTGTGGCGAACAGCGCCAGCGCAGCAAATAAGGAAACAATCTTTTTCACACGCGCCTCACTGCAAAATATAATTCAGATGTTTGTATCCTACACGATACGCGCCAAGTTTCAATCCCAAAGCTGACGGTCCTGTACCAATAATACTAAGCCGATTGAATACGATGTTCTGGTTCCAGGGTATATTGGTAGGCACCAGCCCGCCGACAGATGCGCCCCAATTAGCCGCGCCCCAATTGAAACCACCCCAAATTGTCTGACTAGTCGAAATCATAATAATACCGGTAGCCAGCGCTGTACCTGACTCATTCTGGGCAGTAAAGTTTAGCGTCTGACCGCTGGCGGGTACTGCCATTTCAAGTGTCGTACGGTAAGCACAATTAGCATACAGATTGTCTAGATCTGTCATCGGCGCCGGTGTGTATATCCACTGCAACGCTGTGCCATTCTCGGTAAAAGTATTCCCCGCATTTCCTTGATTCTGCACCGTATAGGAGTTCCACAACGCACCATTAATAGTGCTATCCGAAACCAAGAAATCGTTATTATAACCGATGGCTAAGTCGTAAAAGAATGTATGAGGTCCAGTCCATCCCCGGCGACGGTAATCATACCAATAGTCCTGCCTCGGGGCCCCGGTCGCATTATCATTTGTCACACAGATACGGTATATATTCCCGCTAAAAGCCGCAGCTACCCTCGAAGGTATGTCCGCAAAAATAAAAGGAGTTGACAAATCATCATTAGGAGTAGACACCACGCCAAAGAAATTCACGTCCCGTATACCGTCATTGGCCATGAAACGAACGCCTTCTGGTGTCGACACGACGGAACGGGGGGCCGACGTGCCGACAGAAGAACTAAGCTGGTTTAGCCCAAGTGGGGTGATACCGTTCGTACCCGTTCCCGTTGCGTCCCCCGTAATGAGAAACAACTGCGTACCTTTATAAGAAAGCACGCCCTGGACTATGCCCTGCGAAGTTGTCCCTACTGGCAACGGAGCCATTGCCGTTATCTTTGTTAAATCACCGACCGTAAGACTTTGGTTACTGTTAGTCATATTCACAGCTAGCGTATCCGTATAATATGCTACGTTTACGCAGCCAAAATAGGTGCGGTTATTAAAAGTCTGGCACGCTTGCGGCACCGACGGAAGCCCGTGTGTAGCGGTGTTACCCGCATTCCACGAGGGGGTAGTCGGAGTAGTTAAATCAAACCAGCCGAAGAAATGGGTGACTCCGTCAAACCCAACATGAGTTAACATTAAATCCACGCCGGTTAGCGTCATCTGGGGGGGAGTCCACGCGCCTATAGATTGCGACGTGGGGCACTTGGCAGCCGTAATACCGGACACGGTTAAAAATGCACCGGAAACTAAATTGTATGCGAAGGGGTAATCAAGCCCGGAAAAAGCCCCTGACGTAACCCCTATAAGACCATAAACAATACCATTTACCTGAAATGCCGCAGTAACAGGACCTAAAGTACCTGGCGCGCTACCCCAAGTGCTGAAATCAATCGCTTTCGTATTGGCTGGGCGGCAAACAAGAACGTTAGCCGTTGACTGATCCCATATAAGATTAGAAAGGGAAGTGCATCCCCCAGGCGCAGCATTATCGCCGATAACCGCATCAACCACCGAACGCGGCTTAAACCGTATCGAATGCTCTCCCTGCGTCGCCATACATAGACCTTAAAACCCTGTCTTTTTTGACGGGGGGAAATCACTTCGTGGCCGGAATGTACGGGCGTCGAGTTTAACCGTGGCCGAGAAACCCTCCGTATCATCGGACATTATCATGTATTTTTTCATGCGACGCTCAACTTCAGCTTCCCAATTCTGTACGCGCGAATCATCAGCAAGCGACCCTGCCTCCAGGCAAAGCTCTTTTAAAAGGATCCGCTGGTTAGGAAACCACGGTATCGTCGAGCTAGTCTCCGGCGTCACAATATCTGCCGTTTGCGGGCGATACCGTACCGTAACCGCTAGCGGTACTGATGTCGGAGGGTAAAAAGATATAGAGGGCGATGTTCCTGCCGTCGCCTGCGGATTCTGCGACATATCCGTAGCAAAACTCTCGGGATAATTATTAATGCCGCTACCAGTAAATTGCCGGTCGAGGTCTTTTAATTCGATCTGGTTAAGATAAAACGGTTCTCCACTCACCAGATAAAACACGTCGTAAAAACGAAGATAGTCGCTAGGTAATGCGTAAAAATAAGGGATGATAGCTTGTGGAGAAATATTAAGCGTAGTCGTCTTGCGGATAGTATCTTCATCCATTGTCTGCGCATGGTCGGCCAGAATCATATTAAGAAACTGACCGACCTGCGAAGTCCGCCCCGGAACATTGCAAATCTGGCAAGCCAGAGTTACTAATTGCGAAGCAGTATAGGACATTTACCCCTCAACTTTTTCCAGCTCTTCAATTTCTTTCTTCAAACTGGCAATAGTAACTTCATGGATAGAAGCATTTGTCTTATGCTGGTCTATCAGCTGCTGTTGCTGAGTACTATGATTATGAGCTTGCGTTCGCATATTCTCAATTTGTGCGGCAACTTGAGTACGAATTTTACCCGAATTACCACTTAAAGAAGCAGAATCCTCGCTAAGACGCTGCATCTCCGCTTCCATACCAGTTTTATAGTCGGCAAGCATCTTCTCCAATGCTAGCGACATCTTAACCTCAGCCTTATATTTAGCCTCAGAATCACGCATAATGACAAAAGCCTGCTGGCGATTTGTTGCCAGCCGAAGTTTGTCGAGTTCTCGGTTAAAATCTTTAAGATGCGCGCCTAGCGGTAGCGTACCTGAAATGGTAACCTGACGGCCATTACCGTAGTCCATTACAAGATTTATAGCGTAACCGAAGGGTTTAGCTACTAAGTGGTCAGCATCAGCCTCCGCCACTTTTGACAGACTATCCTTGTTCATAAGTACCCCGTTTAGTTTAAGTTAGGATACCTGCTGTAATCCGTACTGTCCGTCGTGCTGTTGTTTTAAAACAAAATTACGCTGTTGCTTCAAATTACCCCGTTGCTCAGGACTAATCCTCGCGTATTCTTGTTCCCAGCCCCGGTGCATCTGGTCAAGCAGGACAGCCGCCACGCCGCGAGCAACCTTATATTTTCTGCCGCTGTGATAAACTGCACCGTCAAGTATAAGGAATTTCGGATGTGATGCAAGTGACAGTTCTACTGTTATCAAATCTTCGCCCTTTGAATCTTTAGCCGAACGGAACAGCATCTCTGCCTGAATGCGCTGCTTAGCGGCAAGTTTGAAGCGTTTTGACTGCGCCGCCTTCAACTGCTTCATCACTTCCGCGCGCGCTTCCTTTTCCAGCTCAAGCTTTTCTTCTTCCGTCAGCTCAACAGAAACATCTGACATTACCATATCAGGAACGTCATCGTCTTCGATAACAGGATTTCCAGAATCATCATTATTTTTACGTCTAGCCATGTTACTTACTCCCCGTTTTAACTGGATTTTTCCTGCCGGATTGCTCACTACCCTTACCACGTACATAGCCGGAAGGTGTCGTCTGTACGCCACTATTATCTGCCATAAAATTACTCCGTATTAGAGGAAGGGCTAAATTTAGCCCTTCCTATTAATATCAACCAAACGCCGAACTAAAGTTCGAAGTAGATTCAATACGACCCATGAAATTATTATTCAAGATGATCGTATTCCACATGCATTTCCAACCCACCATGTACAACTGGTTAAGCGGGTCAATCTTCTCCGCTTTATCCAGGAAGTAAAACTTCATATCATCCAGCATCACTTGGCCATACGCATCCTTCCCGAACACGAAAGTCGGAAATACTATCACGTCTTCCGCAGGCGCGGCAGGCGGCGTACGCGATACTCCTACAGAAGTAAGGGTTATGGTAGTATTGGGCGCAATACCAACAGCCTGACCTGCTAGTGGGCCTACCGATGGCCCAGCGGAAGAAACACCTAGATGTACCGGTGCAGCCACCGTGTCGAGATACACCAGATAGTTATACCCGGTCACGTTAGGCGTCGTGATCGAGATAGAACCTGATCCCGAACCACCAACCGTGATTGAACCTGAAGCGGCGCCAACTAAAGTTTCATACCCTAGCTGGGTCAACGCGCCAACAATCTGAACAAAATATGTGCCGGCAGCGAGCGAACCGCCCGTGCTAGCCGCCGTGTAGGAACCCTCATCACTAGCGCCACCGCCATTATTTGGCGCAGCATTGCCGACAAAATACGGCATCATGTTTGAGCGCACCCAGCGCACACCTGCCCAGTAACCTAGCTCATTATTGTAGAGCCGGTTTATGTCGGAATTTGCCCAGGCAAGCACGACCGTGCTATTCTCACGAAGGTCCGCCTCAACTTCGGGACGGCATACCGCGACATAATGTGAAAAACCTTTTGGGTCTTTCGATGCCATCGAAGGCTTCCCGGCGGTAACTTTCGAATCTTCTTCCATTTGACCGTTAAATTCGGCAGCGCCAATGATACGAAGCGCCGTAACCATGCGACCTACTTCATGAGAATTCATCACATCGCCCGCAACCAGCGATGCACGTGCGCCACGACTATTCACATAATTAATCTGTGTGTTAGCCATGAGGGCATTTGCGGTGTTGCGCTCGAGCGTTTCCTGCGCATTCATCGCGATAAGGTCTTTAGCGGTAACAAATAGCGGATGCTCGATGGAAAAATCCGCAATATCGGTCACGGTAATAGTGTCACCCCACTGCTGTGCAGTAACACTAACTGTAGCGATCGGGATAGTTTCACCGGTAGGCGGTACGCCTTCCGTTAGGGGGGCAAGCGGCAGATTTGTGCGGTCATATCGGGTTGCCTGATAAGAAAGCCCGCGCTGCTTCGGCAGGCGCAATGATTGGCCAAACTGATAGAGGACTAACTGGCGCTGGACGAGGGGTAACTTCTCCTTTTGGATAAAGTTCGATACGTCTGCGGCGTAGGTTGTCTGTGTGTTGACTGCGACCATGGTGAATTACTCCCTTATGAATGTTGCCATGAAGTTGAGAAAATAGAATTAGGGACAACAATCGGCCATCCCGCGCCGTCTACCATAATCCAGTCACCGGGCTGAAGCTGGATAGCTGGCACCGTCGTTACTGAATCTCTAGCTGGTAAAAAGAGGAATCCGTTTTCAAGGCGCCCGCAGCCTGTCGCGCCAGTGACGGATGCGCCAAAAGACCCTACAGTAGGGCTGCGCATCGCATTATTGATAGTTGCTAAATCCGCGGCGGAAACACCCGCAGGCTGCCATTGTATGACAGTAAGACTAGTAGTAGTTTTAGTACCGCCGGTTTTCGTAGCCATGCAACTCCCCTATTAAACCGGGGAGTTGTTGACTCCCCGCTAGTTTACGTCCCCGCGCTCTTCGCGGTCTAAAATTCTCTGGCGAAGTGAATCTACGTCATCCCCACCCTTGCTAGTACCGCTTGCTCCCCCGCGCGCGCTTGTCGGTTTTGACTTCGACTGGTTCACACGCTCATTGGCCTGTTCTCGGCGCTGCTTCATATCTCTCTTTGCCCCACCCTTTTTAGCTGATTCACGCGCGTGTTTACCGATAACATAGTTCAGCAATGTTTCACGCGGCGCCGTTGACCCGTTCTTACGCATTTCGACTAAAAGCTGCTCTACTTCAGCCTTATACTTTGAAGCTACAGGGTCGTTCGTACACATAATCTCGTACGAATTTCTATCCTGCATATCTAAAAGAAGCATCTGCGTAGTACGTGCTTCATTTCTAAGCGCGCCTACTTCTTCCTTAGCTTCAAAAGCCATACGTTCTTCGGGCGACATCAACGCAAGTTTTTCCTCGCGCAGACGGCGGGCCTCAGCTGTATCAACCGGGGGCTTCGGTGCTTTTAAAGAATCGCGCTCACCTTCAGTACGCGCTAATTTTTCACGAAGCTCCCGATTCTCACGGGCTTGGCGGGCATTACGGCTTTCCCTACGACTGGAAGATTGCTCTCCAGTATCTTCGGACTCTGTTTCTTCAGATTCCTCGGCGTCTGTTTCCTCAGCTTCTTCCGTAGATTCTTCAGTTTCTTCGGTCTCTTCCGTTGATTCCTCAGTTTCTGTCTCTTCGGTGTATACTTCAGACGCAGCATTATCGTCAGGCTCTTTAGCCATAAATCCCCCATTAAGTGAATTACGTTCCACCAGTCGAAAACCTGTTCATTGCACGGTCAGGCAAAACCCCTTACGTGGGGCTAGTCGAACAGTCAACATACTACCAGAGGTAATTGTTAACGCAAGTATTATTTACACCGCGCTTTTTCTAGGCTGGGATAAAGACATTGCATCAGGGCGAACTGCTCCAGCTGGCTGCTGTGGGTTTGTGGGCATCTGACCAGCGGCTCCCGATCGAGGTTGGCCAGGTAATCCCGGTCCCGCCCCACCCGGTGCACCCGGTAATCCTTTTGGTCCGCCCATCGCAGCTTCTGCTTTAGCTTTCATAGATTTTATATGCTCTAAAATGTGCCCACGTGCTAAATCAGCTATCGAATTCATACCTTGCGGCAACTGCAACTCCATACGAAATGCTTGGGCATGGTCCATTATATGCTCTTGGTCATTGTCCATCTCGTGAACTTGCACCGGGAAGTTATTTCGTATCAGTTCATCCTCGTCATACGCAGGGATAGTTAACTGGTGACGTTGGTCAACTAGCGTATGCACAGCAAGTTTAGGACCGCATAGCACTTCCGTGATATATTCCGCCATCGGACCAAGGTCGAGCTTGCGCCCACCGAGCATTTGTGGAGGCATACCGCGCAACACATTACCCCACGAAATCATTTGTTGGATCTGCTGTGATGATTTTGATGCTTCAGTTCCATACCAGCGGAATTCAAACCGGCTACGTGTCTGCCAAGGTTCGACCCGGTCCATCGTCGCTTGAAGACCGAACTGACCATATTTCTTGATTGTAATTGGTTTTGTACGGTATTGGTAATCCAATTCATAGAACCATTCGAGGACTTGCGCAAACATCCCTTCCTGAATCAAAGCTACGTTATCAGCCGACGACTCTAAAGCTACCTGCTGTTCCTGCGCAACCTGTGCTTGGGAAGGTTTTTTACCCGCGTTCCCGTGGGGTATCATCGCCGGGTTTACACTTAGTGATTGGAAAATTTGTTCCTTACACGCCCCCACAAGACTAAAAGCATCCTTCCATAAAGCGGGCATGTTAACAAACTGAGTATCTTTAGGACTAGTCAGCCATACAGATGCCATAGCCAACACCATCGAGCCGGCACGTGGGTTTTTTTCCGGATCAGTCATAACGATAGGGAGCAAGGCGTACTGTGCCGAGTCAAAACCCTCGTTTACAACATCATTAGCCTGGTACTGTAAAGACGCCACTGGTGCCGTCTGGCTCGCACCCCACACGCTATCAGGGTTAGGTTCTACGGGCTGTAAAAGTACCGGTACCCGGTCGCACCAGTATGGATTGCGCTTACACCCCAGCACCAAATCCTCGCTACCAAAATGCGTCACCATAAGGCGATGCTCCCCGCGGATTTTTAGCCGCGTCCATACCTGCAACACGATAGCGATTTTACTACCTTTGCTATCCAGTCTTACCCCACACGCCGCAGCAGCCTCTTTTGCGACGTCCGGTAAATGCCGGGATACTGGCGTGCTGAAGTTAGCAAGCAAAGACTTTGCTGCCTTCTTCTCGAAAATGCCTTCTTTTATCCAGGCTTTTATTTTTGCTTTAGTGAAGGGTATCTGGATTGCTACAATGTCAGCGTCATCAATATCTTCAATACCCGCAGCAGGTAAAACCACTAACCTTCGTGGGTCAAGCACTGTCACGCCTGGGTAGCATTCCGTATCTTCTTCGTGTTCTACATCGTCATATTCTTCCGATCCATCAATCTCCGTACCTAGTTCAGTTGTCATTTCCTTACGCTTCACCTTACTGGTGATGTGCCGCTTCTTTTCTACCCACTCCATGTACAGCGCGTAATTCCCCGAGACGTCGCCGGTGCGCACCAGCGCAGGTGCTACCTTCTGACGGAGTTTTGCCTGTCTAACGTAATGGTCAAGCAAGGCATTAAGGTCGTGCGGAATAGTCCCATCAGTGCCAACCGTATCAGCGTAACGCCCAGCCTGAGGGAATAGCATATTAACGAAACGAGTCTCACGCGCGGCCAAGGCATCACGTACAATAGGAACGTAGACCTGCGACGTACCATAATATGATTGATTATGATTAAGCTCACAGTGGTACATATCCCACCCCTCGCTTACCGTATCGTTAAACTCCTGCTTATCCTGAAAAGCTTTCTCTACCATTGGATAGAGTTCGCCAAGCTGGTCCTGTACATATTTTAGTTCGCTATAATCTTTCGTCCGGTCTTCGGTGTCCGCGTCGACGGTGTCATCTTCCTCATCGTCCGGTACTTCATTGATCGGTTTCATTGTCGTCTTCCTCTTCAAGCCCGAACGTGTTCACGTCCTCACCGTCATCTAACAGGTCATACTCGCCGTCCTCGTCGCATGGATAATCAGGCATCGCCATCACAACTGTCCCTAAGCGTTACATGCAAAGCTTTGTTAATAAGAGCTATAGCTGTGTTGTCAGTCATACGAGAACGTACTGTTTTACCGGTACCTTTACCTTCGCCTACAATAACCATTTTTGTCCAGCCTTGTTCCGCCGCTTTACGCATAGCATAATTAAACGTACCCTTTATTCCGCCGCGTTCAGTCCGCCGTTTTATTTTTACTTCAATGACCCGCCCGTTATTCATTCTGGCCTCAGTGAATAGTAACTGCGCCCACCTGATGTACGGGCAAGTTTAAAACCATCATCTTCCTGCATACTAGCAGATTTATCGAACCACGCCACAAAACTTTCAATAGCCTCCGCCACTACCCGGTACTGGTCGTCCGTTGGCTGCTCCATCAATTTGCCGTGCTTGTCGAGCTTACGCGCATAACCCAGTGCTAAACCGTTGATCGTCCAACGCGCGTCGGCGCGCACGAGAAACGCAGGCCCGCCGTGTATCTGCCTCCCCATCCAAGTGCGCAACGATCCTTCCGACGTGTGTGCCGTTGATAAGTGCACCGCCTGTAACTGCTCAGCGCGTATGGCAGCAGGTAGTCCAGTATTAGTGTAATCGTTAAACTGGTCGGCTGGCGCCGCTATCTTTACACCCTTGCCAGCTTCCAGTATCGCTTCGCGCAGCATTCGACCGAAGCACTCCCGTGGTGGCTCGTTATATACCCAGTCTTTATAAATTTTTACTGCGTCGTCAGCGTACTGCAATAGCACGCCTGCTGTCATACTTGGCCGTGAAGACACGCATAAATAAAGTGTGCCGTTAGGGTCAGGTTCAAGAACAGGAGCAATGTGCCGTACGCCAAAGTCTTCATACACCGGCCTCCCCGCACGTAAGCGCAGCGCGTAAGCCAGAGCATTAAGCACGTCAATGCGACCTGTAGGAAACTGTACAAGCTCAGACTCAAGATCAGGATGATGCTCGACATGGATAACTTCCCCCGCGATATAAAATGGCTGTAACCCTTTAATAAAGCTAATCTTGTCCTTTGGTGCACGTACGTCCATATAAGGCATCGACCGGCCAATCTGTAAGCATTTCGACCGCAATGGCTGAAGAATAAAATCTTCGAGACCCACAGCCTCTACCCCGATATGCACCGGTTTATATTTCTCATCCCACGCCACAATCTCATTGATAATCTCATCAGGCTTATGGAAATGCCCCACAGCCTTATGCACAATCAGTTTATTTCCAGACCATGACCACGCTGCATATCCCGTGCGCGCTGATTTATCCTTAGTAGTGCGCGCCGGGTCGACCATCATCTCGACCGGTAGGTAAGTTAGCGGCACGGGTTCCACCTTAATCATCGAAGGCTGAAACGGCTTCCCCGCTATATCCTCCGCCCGGCACATATACTCCTGTTCAAACTCGACGAAGTTTCCCGCATTCAAATAATCCTCTCGCATCTGCCTAACGTAGGACATGGGGAAGCGTGAAGGCCAGGTGGATTTTTCCTCTCCGGTTTCCTTGTCAATACGCACTAGTGGGAATATCGCGGCTTTCCAACGGGGGTCTTTCACCTTTCGGACAATCAAAGACTTTGGATGGATAGCGGTACCAACAAATCGCACACGTCGCCTCGTTGGGTGTAACGCCGGTATCAGCGTACCCATCAACCAGCGATCAGTTTTATGCCGCTGCGTATCGGTAAGGATAGAATCCTCATCTTCAAGGTCATCAATCAGCGCAGCGTCGGGACGCTCGTCGTTATGCTTCTTTCCACGCATAGACTGTCCGGCGCCAATAGCCTGTATCTTTGCACCGTTAGCCAAGCCGAGTTCCGTTGCTGACCACGGGTATGATTTTTGGTCACCGAACAAATCTATAAGCTTATCATTAGTTTCCAGCTCGTTACGCACCGGCGCCAGATGCTCTGCGGCCATTTCTTCCTTATAACTAATCATCAAGGGGAACACAAGTTCTTTGAATAACACCGAGAGCAATAGCCATTCTTCTGCATAGGTGGACTTCGCCGCGCCGCGGAAAGCTAGCATTACGGCCATCTGGTCTTGGCTATAAAGCAGGTCGAGCATTTCATCTACAAACTCGGCATCCTCGTCTTTATGGCGGTGGGCAAAGAGAAATTTATGGGCAAGTTTCCGATCACGCTGGAACTGTTTTAATAAGTCCAGGCGGCGCTCTTCATCAGAACTAGCCCACGCGTCTGTAAGGGTAAACATCCTTCACATTCTCCGCAAAAAATTCACCCGCGCTACTGGCACTAAGGAAGTCATCATATACGTCTAACGGGACACCTTCATAGGAATACCTCGAACGATTTTTAAATTCTACCGTCAGCACCTGTCTGTCGCGGTCATAGGCGATACCATTAATATTAGAAGAGGCGAGAGAGCGAAATTCCATAATACTACCTCACATAAATGCCAAGAAATTACCATTAGCCGCTGCACTACCAGGAGTGTAAGTAATAACAATAATCCCTTGGCCACCTGCCCCCCCAGCACCATTACCAGCACCACTGGCAGTTTCACCACCAGCACCACCTCCTCCGCCATATAAGCCACCAGCCGCACCGGCACCACCAATACTACCTCCGCCACCTAATAACCCACCACCACCACCGCCGCCGCCACCCGAGCCGTGTGTGGCATCCCATTCATTACCTGTCCCGCCAGTACCGCCAGCGGCTGCGCTTGTACTTGAAAGGTTACAACAGCCGCCGCCGCCCCCACCAGATCCATTGCTACCATTTCCCCCAACAGTAGGAGAGGAACCCGCTGTACCGCCCGCACCACCTGAAGTACCATCTTCAGCTTTTCCGCCTGTTCCGCCGCTAGCTCCTGCTGTGCCTGCGGTTGTGCTTCCACCACCGTTTCCGCCGCCACCGCCGCCGTTAACAGTATTACTTGCTCCACCCGCACCTCCTGCGGAACCATTACCATTTTTCCCTGCGGCACCGCCGCCACCCGCACCAGAAGTTACATTACTTCCAACACCGCCGCCATTTCCTCCTGAAAATGCTCCCGTAGAAGGCGTACAGGAGCCCGCCGCACCACCTTGCCCAGGCGTTCCATTGCCATTTGCAACGCCAGTTCCAGCTTTGGCTATAACAACATTAGTATTCCAAACAGTGTCAGTTCCTGAAGATGCCGCACTGCCTCCGGCACCGATAGTGATACCATTAACTGTTGTTGAGGAACTATATGCTACCGATTTTATTGCATATGCCCCGGCACCACCGCCAACGCCAATATTAGAAGAGGTTCCCTGATTACCACCACCACCGCCGCCAATAGCTTCAACGGTGATATTCGCACCGTTAGTAGCTACGCCGCCCCAAGATGTCCCTGATGTTAAAAATACAAAAGCCATTAATTACCTACCGTTCCGGCTCCGGGCTTTAGTGGGCCTACGAAATCAGGAGGCGTTGTAAATACCCCATTAGAATATGTCCATCCGGGTGAGGCGGTATCGTGTTGAATCATCTGGCAACCCACCATTTTGCCTTGTGGGTCATAATTTTTAGGGTCACAATCACCGCAAGCGGAGTCGCAAATACACGCCGATAGAACGTTACCATTCGCGTCCACCATTACATATCTGTCTTTAGAGGGTATTAAGCCGGTAATTTGATTTAAAGTAGCCTGCAAGGCATTTAAATCCTGTTTTGCATATGACATATTGAATTGCTGCAAAGCCTCACCAGCAAGTAAATTACATATAATCTGCTCATTGGCTTGTGACGGCACCACGACTGAACGTATGCGACCTGTGGTTTGGCTATATACTACGGAAATCATGCGACGGCCACGCATCTCCACTTGCTAGTAATTGTATTCCAAAAAAATCCCATATCCAGTCTAGCACTTGCTACTGTCGTCGTTGGTAAGGCAACTGTGCTTGCCTCGAATGATGTGCCGAAAGTTAACGCACGACCAGTTCCATCATCTGTCACACTAATCCTGAGTGTATCCCCATCTACCGGCGTACCGGTCAAATTTGTTGTGAAGGATGTTATCGCAGCATTCTGCGCCGTGATATGCACCACATCCGTCGTATCGGTATTTATCGCCGGAGTAGCGGACCCGGCGGATAATGATGACACACGCTTAGTAATGCGTTTATTAGTAAGCGTTTGTGTCCCGGTAAGGGTAGCAAGTGTCGTAGGGTTAAGACTGAATTGTGTAAATGATAGCGGGTCTGTACCAACCGTAACAATGGCAGCAGTCTCAACCCATGAAGTATTAGCGTTTGCCGTTCCACTAATTACTGGGATAGCACCAGTGTTGTTTATGTCCGATGGCATATCATAATCTAACGCACGGGTGAAAATGTCTCCAGTGCCTACCGTATGCAAAGCCGTGAATAAATATACCCCGTTAAATGCCCCACTCGGGCTTTGCGTATCATTTTTAACTAGGACACGGGTAATCCCTACATCACCAACAACAAATGTATGACCGTCTATTGAGGTAGTCGCGTTATTGGCCCCCGTTAAAGTTGCGCCCACGCCACTTACGCCATTGCTATAAGTGAGTGCGCTAGTGTCTCCTGCGGCGGTCGTGGCATATTGAACTGCGACGGCAGGATTTACTCCCGCTATGGCGTTATTAACTGCCGTCGTCACATACGCTGTAGACGCCCCCTTGGTTGAATTGTCCGAAGCAGATTGTGTCCCAACAATCGGATTAGTAAACGTTTGCTGACCTGACCATGAATTTGCATGTCCTAAAGCAATTGAAGCTACAGCCGCGCCAGTTGTCGGGCTAATTGTTAGAGTGCCATCTGAATTTGAAACTGAAGAAACATACCCGCCAACAATACTGGAAGCGGAGTTTACTATCCAAATTAATCCTGACGAGCCAATTGTAATTGGACTTTGCGATGTCATAATGCAAAGCACACCTGCGTTTGTAGAGCCCTCGGAAACTACTGTTTCCGTGCCTTCAAATACCGAGCCTGCGGTTGAATTATCGTAATCAGATGTACGGGTAATTACCCAATTAGTAGAACCGCTTCCGGCATTTGTTACAGAATAAATTCCATTCTGAAAAGCGGTGCCCTGATTTTTAACGCATATACGGTCGCCCACATTTAGATTTACACTATCAATAGAAAGGGTTACTTGCGCTCCAGCATTGGTTATGGTCGCACCGACGCCGGAAGAGCCGTTATTATAAGTAATGCTTCCTAAATCTACAGTAGTTGCGGCCCGAACAGATTTTAACCTGCCAAGAGGAGCCATAGCCGTAGTGAGGCCCTTACCATTGACTGTTGTTCCATTGAATGTTCCGATATTAGAATTAACAGTTGCAAGCGTTGCCGCGAAACTGCCGGTTCCTGAACCGGTCACGTCACCAGTTAGCGTGATCGTTTGATCGCCGGTATTAGTCCCGGAACTCGTACCAGAAAAAGTTCCGTTCTGAGAGGCGAGACTTCCGACAGAAACCAGCACGTCTGTCGTGTTGTTGCGCACCGCCACCACGGCATCAGTGCCAGAAGCTATCGCCCCACCTGAAGCTATCGCACTTAACTTAACATTGGTCATATCAGGTCTCCGTCACGTAAGGGGAAACCCCGTCCTCGGCTACATACACCGACACGCCATTTTCCGCCACGTACGTCCCCCCGGATATGATAGCGACCAGGGCTTCTAGCCAGAAATTAAAAGTGAGGGTGAGGGGTCCTTGCACATTTTACCCGTTCACTGATAGTTTTAGGTTGCCATGCAATGCCGCGGCTGCGTTCTGCAACACTTGTTCGCGTTTAGTGATATCCGCCTGGTCAGCCCGAAGCTGTTCCTGCGCGTCCAGTAACTTCTGCCACTCGGAAGCGAAAGCTTTCTTAGCGGTTTCGTGCGTAGATTTATCCTGTTCAAAATTCCCAATATCCTGCTCAAGAATCTTTTGGGTGTTAAGAAGTCTCTGCATGTTGGAGTCATGCAACGCCTGTGCGGACTTTAAACTCGCCTGAGCATCATGCAACGCAGTTTCCCTATTGTCCAGGCCAGACTCCCTCTCGGTTAATTCAGACTTTAACTCAGAAGCCTGTGCTATTATATCTTTAGCTTTTTCCGCTTCAGCCAACTGTTCATCAGTCAGTGACACCGCCATATGCCATGTGGCCACCGCCTGCATGATGGCGTTACCTAGCGATGACGCTGCATTGCTCACCGGGACGTTTGACTGCATGCCTTGCATAAAATCTCCTAATCAAAAAATGTTGTCCAGCTGCCAGAACCGGATACGAGCTTTACATAAATCCCAAGATTTATCTTCGCGGGTATAGGATAAGACTGCCCTGCGGTTAGTGTGATACTGCCAGTGACCTGTATAGCACCAGCGGTGGCATCCGTACCCGTCGTATCCCATACCTGCACCACGGCAGTGGAAGACGTCGCGCATATGATACCTTGTAATGCGGCGTACCCGGCAGCCTTTTTTATAAGGCCACTGGCGCTTTGCAGTAAGTATTGACTAGGATTCCAACCGCCAAACATTTCAGGCTCCTCGCAGGTTTTGAATATACTGCCACGCAACAGGGGTGAAGGCAAGAGATTTAAGAGGGTGGCCGGCGCGGGGGTTATAAAATAAAAAGTTAAAAAATATTCAGAAATATCGTAGGTGATACTAAAATTCAACCTTCCAGTCGGGCGCCCCCTATAAATCCCAAGTTAATATATATATATATATATATAATACAGTATGATATTATGATACCTTAACATACAACATTAAAGAATTGCGTTGACCTTCATACTATTCAATAGGTTATGAGACGCGCGGGCACAAAACATGCGTGCGTATAAAACTAACCTATTGAGATATATAGCCCGTTCACACAGTAGCACAATTATAGGTTGTAGTAATTGCCACTATGCAACCGGTGTGTGTAGTAATGCTTGGAAAAAAGGTCAAAAAGCCGTGAAAGATATGCAACGGGGGAGCCATTGATTTATAAGGATTTATATATATATATAGCTATACTACTACTTAATTACTTGTCTTTTAAAACTAGAGAGAAGGTTTTTGATTTTATTTTTTATTTTTTTCTCTATCCTTTCTTCCTATATATTCTATGTACCCAAAAACTTCAAGTAGTACTCAACCAAAAATCAATAGGTTATAAGTAAAACGTTGATATACCTATGCTATCTTACTACTTACTCTGCCTATAAATGGCTTGAAACTGCTTTAAAGTTGTGCAGTACTCTATGCACTGGTCAACGAAAAATCAATAGGTTACTGTATCTGTTTACTATATATACATACAATGTTTCAGGGATACCCCGCTAAATACCCTCTTGACTGCCGCGAAACACTATGTTATGTTGGCGGTGGTTAGCAACTAAAGGAGATTGTTTATATGGTAAAAGAACGTATTTATGTAGAAGTGGATTCAAACCTTAAACAGAAAGTGGAGGAAGCATCCTCCCTAATGTATATAAGCTTAGCCGCTTGGGTGACAACGGCTATGGTTGAGAAGCTTGGGAAGCAGAAGGTGAATAAACCCGCCTCTACTACTAAAATGCCTGCTCCGAAGTTAGCGTACGATAAATATTGTGCTGTTTGTAATGGCGGCCTTATTTCCGCCGAAGGAACTACCAGCATGTATTGCAGTTTTTGTGATACGTGGATTTAACCCCCTACCCCTTCCCATTCGCTCCATTTGCGGCATGTGAAGGGAAATAACCGTAGCAAGTACCACTGACAAGCGTCACACAACTTAAAGGATCGATTTTATGAAACTACAAACTCAGGATATAATAGACAATGCAAGCCTTGGCTTTACTGACATGCCGGTGCGATTCTTTATCTACGACACAAGTGAAGACGGCGAAACGGATTTGTCGGAGTGCAATGAGCAAGCCTTTTTAGAAGCGGAGGGCGTGATCGAATATGAGCGCCATACGGTCTTTCAAAATGGCTGTAAGCAGATCTGCCTAACCAAAAACCCATACTAGAAAGGACTGTCTTATGTCATCTCTCTCACAAGTTTTTGAGCTGCAATACCCCACACAGGATGAAGCGCGGCGTGCTTATACCTATGGCAGGGAAACCGGTGTGCTGAGCGACGACCACTGTAATATCAATTATAGTGGCAACTGCCTGTACCGCGGCTTCACGCCAATTAAGGGGTATACATTTATCAACATCGTAACGAAGGAGTATATTTATGCCGCGTAGACACTTCCCACGCAAGACTGCATACATAGTGTACCACAACGGTAAGGCCGTGGCCGCAGGCACGCAAGCCTTTTGCTGGCAGTGGATTAAGAATGAGGGATATAAGTATGTGGCGCAGCTGGTAGACGCCGGCTACCTGATCCTGCCTGCCGAACCAACGCTAAAGCGGAGGGATTGACCATGGACACGCAAAGCACTCTCATACTCTGTGCCGTCTTCGTCATTGTCGCGGCGTTCCTGCAAGGCTATAGCGACAGGCTTGACCAGATTGACAAGGCAAGCATGGCTGATCGCCAGCGGGTGTATTGCTCGACGCCGCACCATTTAGATTCAATCTGTCCACCACTATATAAGGAGTAAGCACTATGGCCAACTTCACAGCACGCTTGCCATTGCAGCTCAAAGAGCAAACGAAGTGGATAGCGCATGCACCACAACCCGCCGGCGGATGGTATGCGCCTATCCCGGCCTATACAAACCCATTGGTAGACCGTTTGCGCGCAAAGCTCAAGAAACAACGCTTTAAATACACAGAAGAAATTGATGGTGGGTTTATTATATTTCCCCAAGTGCAAAAATAATCTTGCTTCTCCCTGTTAAACCTGCTAGACGTGGTAATCTATGAAAACACTCGCGCGCTATTTAATGTATTTTGCCGCCGTGGCGCTGGTAATTTATTTTGTGTGCCTAGTCATTGATCTGGCTTTTTGGTCGGACGCACCGCGCAATAAATTCCAACTTGAGCGTGAGGGAGAATGAAAACTGACTTGTTCCAGCAAGCCGCAGTCGTGACGCTGGGTGCGATAGCGGTGCTGGCTAGTCTGATGTGGTGGAAACGCGGCGATGATACTCAGAGGAAACGGTAATGACCGCCTATACCCGCATGGAACAGATTTGTTCAATAGCTAATAGCTATACAGCGGGTGAGGCGCACGAAACGACACGGATAAAAGAGATTTTGCGGGAAGTATTGGGGTTATGGCGCGACAGTATCAGCAACGAGGTTAATGCGTTAGAGGCACACCAGCGCGATTTAGACCTGTCGCAGTACGAATGGTGGGGCAAGGTGCCTGGCGGCGAGTTGGCCATTGAGACGCAGGACAAGATGGACGAAATGGGCGCTAGGATGGCGATACTGCATCAGACCGTGGCGCTGCTGAATAGCTTGTGCGGTAAAGGTAAGGAACGGTAATTTTAACAACCAAAGGAGGCTATAATGTCTATCAATATTGATGAACTTACTATCGGTGAAGCAAAAGAATTAAGTTGCATGTTCGCACCACCAACCAAACTAAAGGAAACGGTTGGGAGTTGCGATTCTATGATTGGTAAAAAATGCATTTTTCGTAGCTATGCCTCTGGTGTGCATTATGGTGAACTTATCGAGAAGGATGGTAAGGAAGTCATCATCAAAAACGCCCGTCGTTTGTGGTATTGGGAAACCACTAATAAAGGGATTTCATTAAGCGAGGTTGCCCTTACTGGCGTTGCAAAGGATAGTAAAGTTTGTGCAGCAGTAGATGCCATTTGGCTTGAAGCCATTGAGATTATTCCTTGCACAAAAGGGGCTATCAAAAATATTGAGGCTCAAGATGAATTTAAAGCATAAAGTTTTAAATTCTGGCTATGGCTATGGCTCTGGCTATGGCTCTGGCGGTGGCTCTGGCTCTGGCTATGGCTCTGGCGATGGCTCTGGCTCTGGCTCTGGCGATGGCTCTGGCTCTGGC